CTCCCCGATTCAGACAAATCAGTTCAAATCGGTGCAAAACGGACATACTTCAGTCCGGATTGATCAGAACTCACCATTTACTAATCCAGACCAATCGGGGGCTAATTGACAATGGCTACTCGTAAGGGCTCTACAAAGCCGAGGTTACAAAATGCGCCATTAAGAGCCAAAAGTAGACTGCCTGAGGTTAAAGACTGGCTATCTAAGCTCAAGGATGAGAACGGCGAACCTATGAAGCTGCTGCCCTGGCAAGAGTACGTGCTAGATGACATGCTGAAGGTCGATAAAGAGGATAAGTGGATTAGAAAAACAAATCTGCTGCTAATCGCACGTCAAAACGGCAAAACGCACTTAGCAAGGGTTCGTATCCTTGCCGGTTTGTTCATTTTCGGAGAAAGGTCTATAGTGGCCATGTCCTCGAATCGGGGGATGGCATTAGATACCTTTCGCAAGGTATGTGATGTAATCGAGGACAACCCACTACTTGCAGCCCAAGTACGACAGATCCGCGTGGCCAATGGTCAGGAATCGATTGAGCTTTTATCGGGAGCTAGATACGAGATAGTCGCGGCCACTAGAGATGGAAGCCGTGGTAAGACCGCGGATCTGTTGTTTGTGGATGAGTTACGCGAAATTAGCGATGAAGCATGGACAGCGGCTAAGCCGATTACACGCGCTAGGCCAAACGCACAGATATTATTAACTAGCAACGCTGGTGATGCATTTAGCCAGGTGCTCAATAATTTGAGGGAACGCTGTTTAAGCTACCCACCTAAGAGCTTAGGGTTTTGGGAGTATTCTGCCGATGATTTTTGCAAAATAACCGATAGGGATGCCTGGTATCAAGCTAACCCTGCTTTGGGCTATATAGTCGATGAGGAAACTATTGCTGAAGCTATTGCAACCTCTACACCTGAAGCAAGCAGAACAGAAACGCTTTGTCAATGGGTTAGCGCGCTCAAATCACCCTGGCCTTACCGGGCATTTGAGGATTTGACTGTGCAGGATTTAAAACTAGAGCCAGGCCGCTTAACTATGTTTGGCATGGATATATCTGTGACCAAAAAGCAAGCTTCATTGGTTGCAGGGCAGCTTATGGATGATGGCAAGGTAGGCGTAGGCGTAGTCGCGCAATTTGAGAGCCAGGTAGCCATAGATGAGCTAAAAATGGCCGTAGAAATCGCTGAGTGGGCTAAACAGTATAAGCCGCGCCTAATTTGCTTTGATAAATACACTTCCATGAGTGTGGCTGAACGATTGGCGCAGACTGGCTACAAAATACAAGACATGTCAGGTCAGGTGTTTTATCAGGCATGCTCAGATCTGCTAGATGCCATAGTAAACGAGCGTTTGGTTCACTCAGGGCAGGACAGCCTTGTTAATTCGATGAACAACTGCGCAGCTAAGGAAACTGATGCCGGATGGCGCATAGTGCGCCGTAAATCTGCCGGTGACGTGTCGGCTGCTATTGCTTTGGCTATGGTTACGCACCAATTACTGAAGCCACAATCAAAACCACAAATAATTGTCTGATTTGTCCGATTTGTGTGGTAATATTTAGCGATGGGTCTTTTCGATCGTTTCCGCCCGGCTAAAATTGAAGCGCAAGCCGCGCCTCAATTAATGACCGATTCATTTAATTATTACCTACCGGGTGTAATGACCGCGGTCGGTCGCGATGAGGCTATGTCTGTGCCTTCAGTCGCTAGATGCCGCAACTTGCTTTGCTCAACGATTGCTGGACTACCTTTAGAGCTTTACAAAAAATCAACAGGTGAGGAATTAGGCAAGCCATTATGGCTAGAGCAGCCTTCAGTTTCCCAACCACGTAGCGTTACTATTGCTTGGACTGTTGATTCACTAATTTTCTTTGGCGTTGCATATTGGCGCGTTACTGAAGTTTATTTTGATGATGGCCGCCCTGCTCGCTTTGAGTGGATTGCACCGGGTCGCGTTTCATACACAACAGATGCAAACACTAACTTTATTACTCAATACACAGTAGATGGCACACCTGTACCGATGTCAGGTCTTGGATCACTAATTACGTTCCAAGCGCAAGACGAAGGCATTTTGCAACGCGGCGCACGTACTTTGCGTTCAGCTATTGATTTAGAAAAAGCGATGCGTGTTGCAACATCTACTCCAATGCCTTCAGGTGTTTTGAAAAACACAGGCGCAGATTTATCACAAGAGGAAGTTCAGGCAATTCTCGCTGCATGGAAGTCAGCTAGAGAACAACGCGCTACTGCATACCTCACAAGCACATTGGATTATCAGCCAACATCATTTAGCCCACGCGACATGATGTTTGTTGATGCAATTCAAAACACAGCCACTCAAATTGCACGGATGATGAACGTTCCTGCGTATTACATAAGCGCAGATATGAACAACAGCATGACTTATGCCAATGTTCAAGATGAACGTAAACAATTCGTTGCGCTATCACTCGCTCCGTACATCAACGCAATACAAGACAGACTGTCAATGGATGATATAACGGCGCGAGGCAACATTGTTAAGTTTGATATTGATTCAGCGTTCCTAAAGACAGACCCAATGGAACGCCTCAATGTCATTGAAAAAATGCTAACACTAGGCTTAATCACACTTGATCAAGCTATGGAAATGGAAGATCTAACACCTAATGGAAACTCCAATGAAGCTGACATTTAGTCACGATATAACCTGCAACGCAGAGGAACGCACCATCACAGGTAAGATTGTTCCTTTCGGTAATGAAATTGGATACACCTCAGCAGGCAAAGTGGTATTCAATAAAGGATCTATCGAGATTCCTGAAAGCCCAAAGCCAAAGTTATTGCTAGAGCATGATCCAAAGAAGCCTATCGGTCGTTTAGTATCTTACGAGGAAACCGATGAAGGCATTTACGCGACTTTCAAAGTATCAAATACAACACGCGGAAACGATGCGCTAATCGAAGCATCTGAGCAATTACGTTCTGGCCTATCAGTAGGCGTTGAAGTAATTGATAGCAAGCGTGAAGGCGGCGTGATTAAAGTTTTAGCATCACGCATGTATGAAACAAGTCTTGTTCAAGCTGCTGCGTTTAAGAGCGCAGAAGTTTTGAGCGTAGCTGCTTCAGAGGATGAAGTAGTAGAAAACCCAACAAACGAAAGCGAGGCAGTCGTGGAGAATACTCCAGACACCGCATCTGTTGAGCCTAAGGTCGAAGCCCCTGCGGTAGAGGCTGCTCGCCCAACAGTTGCAGCACCAATTTACGCGAAGCCACGTATCAACGTGACAGCTGAAGCGTTTCTAGAAAACACAATTCGCGCACAGGTATTCAATGATGAGGATGCTCGTCAATGGATCAAAGCAGCATCAGATACCGACACAGTAAATGACGTTCCAGGTCTTGTACCAACACGTCAGCTAACTGAAGTTATCAATCCAAAATCAACAGGCGTTCGCCCTGCGATTGATGCAATCTCATCCGGCACTTTGCCAGATGCAGGTATGAAGTTCCAGATTCCACGTGTTAAGACTGCACCAACAGTTGCTCAGGTAGCTGAGGGTGGCGCGTTCTCCGATACTCAGGTTGAAATCGAGTACGTAGATGTCGATGTCAAGAAGTATGCTGGTATGCAGCAGTTCTCAGTTGAGGTTCTAGATCGTACCTCACCTGCGTTCTTTGCAGAGCTTGTAGCACTCATGGGAGATGCTTACGCTAACGCAACCAACACCGCTGTAAATGCAGCACTCGCAACCGGCGGAACATTAGATTCAACCACAGTTACCCTTCCGTGGGATGGCGAGGAGTTCGCAGCATTTATCGCACGTGCAGGTGAAAGCATTTACTCAAACACCTTCAAGTTTGCAACAGCTGTTATCTGCTCACCTAAGCAATGGTCAAACATCGTTGGTCTTGTAGATGGACAAAAGCGACCAATTTTCAACGCAGCTGCACCACAAAACGCAGCAGGTTCATTGGCAGTAGATTCAATCCGCGGAACTGTTCTCGGATTGCCTCTATACGTTGATTACACAATCAGCGGAGAAGCTGATAACTCAATCATCGTTGTAAACCGCGATTCTTACACATGGTATGAAAGCCCACGCCTACAGCTACGTGCTGAAAAGGTTGGAACCGGTAAAATCGAAGTTGGTTACTACGGATACGGCGCAATCGCTACAAAGGTAGCCGCCGGTGCGTTCAAGTTCAACAAGGCTTAATTTAGCCTAGTAGTAGAGTTACCCCGGCGCACAGCCCTTGCGCCGGGGCTAACATAAAGAGAGGAAAAGATGCCAGCAACATACGTAACAGAAGCAGAGCTACGTTCTGCGCTTGGCATTGGGGCTTTATACAGTTCGGCACTCGTTGAGGAAGTCTGTCAGGCCGCTGAGAACATAGTCAAAAGTAAGTTATGGTTTAACAGCCAATCGGTTTATGCGATTGAAGCTACCGGCACAACAGGCCGTCTTTATATTTATGAAAACCCAAAACAGTTTATCGTAGGCGATACGATTACAGTTGAAAACGTGCGCCAACATTACAACGGCAGCCACACAATCACCGCCGTTAATGGCGTTTGGGTTGAGTTTGTTAATGCTCAGATAACCACCCGCGCTTATCACACTATTGCGCCGTGGGGTCGAGTTTATGGTACACAGGCGATTGATTACGCCACCTTACCTGAGGTTAATCAGGCAACACTTATGATTGCAGTCGATATATGGCAGGCTCGTCAAGCATCAAACGCTGGCGGCATCTCACCTGACTTTCAACCTTCGCCTTACCGGATGGGTAATACCCTTATGGCTCGCGTGCGTGGGTTGCTTGCGGATCACCTAGCACCGGGCGGTCAAGTCGGGTAATGTCAGCAATCTCTACCCTACGTGGAACCATCGCGACTGCGCTAGCTGATAATGCGGCGTGGCAGGTGTTTTCCTTCCCACC